TTCTTGGTTTTCTAGGATGAGAGTGGTAACGGCCCGCTTGTAAGAATCCTCAATCTTCGGAAGATCGGGGTGTTCTAGGACTGGCTGCCACTTTTCTTGTAGATGTTCTGTCTGAAACATTTGTTTCTCCTTATTTTAATTACATCCGTTAATAATATTATTGGGCACGTGCTTTGTTACGACTGATTGCCGACATGTAAGCGCTCATTGCTTCAGTCGTATCAATGTCCTGTGCGGTGCCACCGTCTTCATCATCAAAACTCTGTTCAACAATCGTCTTTGGGAAATAACTTTCCTTCAAGGTGTCAAGTTTTGCTTTGAAGGACTCTTCGTCAGCAAAGTCAACATCTTCTGTAAGAGACTTGAACTTCTCAATTTCAGTATCGGTCAAATCTTCGCAAGCTTCAGATACGACCTGTTCCCGAACTAGACCAGACTTAACAGTTGTAAGAGAGATATTCTGCTCCATCACACTGTTAACCTTTTCTTCTAGTTCAGCAATTTTCTCAGACTGTGCTTCGAGAACGTCATATTTCTCATCCGGCACATCAATATAATGATCTTCAAACAACTGTTTCAGTCCAGAGATAAAGTCTTCTGCAATCTCGCCCTTCAAACCGCGCTCAATTGCCAACTCGTTCTCTTTCGTCCATTCCTCTACAACGTAGTTGAGATAAGTATCTACTTTTTCTGTAAGAGCTTCAACCGACTCTTCCAGTTTTTCTTCAAACTCAGAAGTCATTCCTTCGTGAATACGAGTAATTTCTTCGCGAGTCTTCGATTTAACAGCAGCTTCAAAGATTGTCGCTGCCTTGTCTTTAAACTCTTCGGAGAGGTCTTCACCTTCTACGAGAGCGTCAACATCTTCCTTGACATTGATGGACTTGATCTTCTCTTCGATCTCAGCCTTGGCATCCTCAAGTTTCTTGAGTTCGTCCATTGCAGCTTCGTCCATTTCCTTTTCATGCATACCATCTTTCATCATCATTTCGTAAGCAGCTTTGAGATCGACGGCTTTCATGCCTTCCATCTTTTTATGCATTGCAGCTTTAATCATTTCTTTGGTCATGCGGGCTTCTTTAACAACCTCCTGACCTTCTGCGGGTTCAACAAAATCACCAGCAGCAAGTTTCTGAGACTCGCCGGGTGTTGCCTCACCAGAGGAACCCTGTTTTACCTTGGGTTCTGATTTTGCACCTTTAGATGGTGCAGATGTGTCTTTCTTAACCTTGTTCGACGCAACATCCGTTGGGGATTTTGTTGCATCAGGTTCGACAACGGCTTCACCGCCATCATCGACTTCGCCGCCGGGAGTCTCGTTACCAACACCCTTCTTGCCTTCGGCAGGAGCAGCACCATCAGTAGGCTGTTTAGACGCCTCTTCTAGTTCTGCAAGCACTTCCGCTTCCAGCTCTTCAATTGTTTGTTCTAGTTCTGACATAGGGTGTCTCCTTATCGTTAATTATTATTTATAAGATTAAAGTCTTTTAAGAAATTTAGCAAATGCTAAAGCTTCGCGATTTGCGTTCCTTTGACGTTGCTTTACGTCAAATTCCCTTTTCATTTCTACCATTTCCGCTTCCAATAACGCTCCGTTATTCCAAACCCACTCTTTACCTTCCATGATACCTTCCACGAAAGCGTTTGGTGCAGAAGGATCAGCAACAATATCTGCTGCCGTTGCGAGATAGAAGTCGTCTCGCACATAATTTGCACCACCTTTTTGATCTAGACTGCCCATCCCCCGTGAGGAGACGCCCAGTTTTGCACCTTCATCCATAAGACTCTTCACAATTTCACCCATAGGCGTAGACATAATCTTCGCCTCACCAATAAAGTTTTTACCATCAGGTTCCAGAGATGTAATCATGTGGGATACTCGTTCCAGATTAACGGTTGGTCCGTCTGGATGTCCAAGTTCACCAAATGCACGGCTCTCTTTAATAAAGTTCTTGTTATATTTAGTCACTTCTTTGTTGAGTACTTCCATAGGATACACCCGACCATTGCGGTTCTTGATGTCAGCCTGCATAAAGATACCACGAATCTTGTAGTTCTTACTACCGTCTTCCTTTGCTTCGCAGATATACTCTACTTCTTCGACTGCCTCTGAAAATAGTTTCATTTTTCTATCCTTAATCTGATACTTCATACTTGATTGGTTGTTTTTTTTGAACGGGAAAGGTGAAATCCCTTATGTGATGTCGTCTACGACTTACTCCCTCTTGAGGAAATCCTACACCCATCAACAATAATGGTTCTTCTCTTAACATTACAATCTCTCTAATTGCGCTTGTGTCCATACACTGACAACACCCTGTTCTATATCCCATAAGTGATGCAGTAAGATTAAGATAACCAGAAGCAATACCTAGTGCAATGTTTTTATCACGATTAATGTCTTGCTGAGTTTCCTCACACCAATATCCATTCTTCAGATATTCTTTCGCTTTCTGTCCTCTTGTTTTCTTTGTTATTTGATCAGCCAACTCTTCATCACTATAGTCTTCAAAAATAACCAACAAATTGGCTAGAGTCTGTGGATTTGACTCAATCTGACTACCATTATTAAATCCATAAGTATTCTCATGAATTTCTTCAATAATATCACGATCCTGTATAAAGTGTACCTTATAAAACGCAAGATTTTGTTTACTGGGGCAATTAGTTACGGCATGAAGTAATGTATCAATATCCTTCTTCGGCAACTTTTTATTCAAGTTGAAATTTCTTTGAGTGTGTTGGCTTCGAATAACACTCTTTTCAATTTCAATATTTGTATGTGCATCCATTGTTATATCCTTACGATGTATAGTTTTCGTCTTTTTTAAATTCGATAATAACAAATCCAGATGTACCAAAAGTAGTTATTTCATGGTCACTAGAAGTTGCGGTTGTGTTTGCAGCAGTGCCGGGAATAACGCCAGCAGAACCATCATAGTGTCCAGTTCCGGCAAGTCTAATCTGAACAATATCTGTTCCAGAAGATACTTCTTGAATTTCAACATGACCAGTATCATCATCAGCACTACCTTGAGTCAATGCCCACCAAATTCTGGCGATGTGTAGTTTTGCACCGTTCGCATGTCCATCTAATGTGCTTCCATCTAAAATAGCGGTATTGGCCGCAGCATCATCTTCAATATCAACCTTAAGCGTAACTGTACCACCAGCGCCGGGCGCATTAACAACGGTATCTCTGAGTACTCTTGCAACAATTGCCATTCTTATCCCCTAGATCGCTAACATTTCTTTTTCGAAATATCCAAGAAGTTCCCTCTCAGGGACTTTATATTTCTTAGATACATCGGTTATAGTTCTTTCGAAACTATTTAGGAAATCTGAAGGTTTCGCATCCATTTTTTTGAACAAATCGTCCACTGCATCCTTCATTTTGGGTGAAAGACGCTTATATTGCTTAGATTTCCTGTGTTCATCCCTCTCTACAACTGTAGATTCATAGATTTCCTCAATCCTCTTTCATTTACATCCGATTCCTGATCAACATAACTCGAATTTACAAAAGTATTTGCAAGTTCTTTGCGTTTAACTTCTAAAGCATCACCAACCCTACTTGACATTGTGATACTGAAAGCTTTCTCTGCTTCAAGATTATTACCACCAACAATTGCGTCTACAAATTCTTTACTCATTTCTTATCTCCTTTTCCAAATCTTTGATCATCATCTGGTTGTCCATCTTGTTCTGGGTCTTTATAATCTGGCATTTGGTCTGGTGCAATTACACCACCACCAGCATCCTGTGGATACCTTGTGATACCGTCACCACCATCTGGCATATCAATACCACCATCCAATGGATCAGTTTCAAGTTCTTTCGCAATCTGATCACGCATCTCTTGAACTTCTGCATCGGTCATATTGAGAACCTTCTTCAACACATACTCTTTACTGAAGAATGTACCAATGTAAGACTGAATACCATCAAGTGTTTGGATGCGGTCATTAAGAAGTTCAGCTTCTTTCAACTCTGCAAAGTGACCATCTTCCAT